TTCTTCGGCAAAACAAAAGCACTTGCAGTTTGGAAAGAGGCTTTAAGCGACCAAGAACTTGCGGACCTTACATACCCAACACCAACTGACCCTACGTTTGCTTTAGACTTTGATACGATAGCAACTGATTTCACATTTGCTAGAGGCTCTGAGGCTACATACGTAGATGCACAGGGGTTAATACAAAGTACTAATGAGCTAGGACCAGAAGAAATTACAAATGGAGATTTTTCTACTGATGGTATACCAAGTACAACATCTTGGTCTTTAGGTTGGTACTCTCAAACGTCAAATGTATTAATATCGGGAGGTAAACTAACACTTACAAATTCAGCATCCCAATCAAGTGCATTGGCTTATGCAACGGATGGCGTATCTTCTTTAAACGCTGTAACGGTAAATAAAACTTATAAATTACAATATCGAGTAATAGAAAATAATGGAGTTACAAGTTTTAAATATTATTCTGCTAGTGGTTCTTTTATAGTTGCTCCTACTGATTTAGGGGTAACACATACAATTTATATAAAAAACACAGCCAATCAAATTTTCTTGTTTCAAAACGCTACAACAAACTCAAGTATATCAATAGACAACGTATCTATAAAAGAATACATAACTGCAACTAACACTCCTAGATTAGATTACTCAACGGGAGCAGAGGCATTTTTACTAGAACCGCAGAGTACAAACCTAATAACTTATTCAGAGGATTTTAGTAATGCAAGTTGGACGGCAGTAAACACTACAATTACAAGTGATTACGGAATATCTCCCGATGGAACAAGCAATTCTACAAGATTAGTTTTTGGCTCAGGAACAGCATACGTAAATAGGTCGGAGGCTATAGGTGTTGGAGACCAAGCATCCTCAATATATGTAAAAGGTATTAGTGGGCAAATATTAAAATTCGGTAAAGGGGCAAACGTAGGCTCGGGTACTAATTTTACTTTGAATGGAGATTGGCAAAGATTAGAGCAAATATCAACTAATTCTGGAACTGCCTACCACATTTCGTCTAATATAGGCGGTGCAAATGCAACTGAAGTTGAAGTTTGGGGAGCAATGCTTGAAAACCAATCCTACGCAACTTCGTATATCCCAACATCGGGAACAACAGTTACACGTAACCAAGAAACTTGTATAAACGCAACACCAGAGATAAACAGCGAGGAAGGTGTATTGTATGCAGAGATAGCGGCTTTAAGTGATGATGGTAGTTTTAGGCTTTTAGGCTTTTCTGACGGAACAAGTTCTAATAGGGTTTATATTGGTTATTCTTTAGTCAATAATATTACTTGCAGTTTTCAAATAGCTTCTTCTGTGGTTTATAGTTTTAATTTTACAGCAGACATAAATGTTAACTCAAAAATAGCTCTAAAGTATAAAGAAAATGATTTTGCTCTTTGGGTTAATGGGGTTGAAGTAAATTCTCAGTCAAGCGGTAACACATTTCCTATTGGAACTTTAACACAAATGCAATTTACAAGTGCAACAACAAGTTCTCCTTTCTTCGGAAACACTAAAGACGTACAAGTTTACACAAAAGCATTATCGGATGCAGAACTAATAAAACTAACAACATGATGCAAATTTATAAGACTGTATTTGATACAGAACAACAAGGTAAAGACATCCTAATATCCAAAGGGGTATGGGAAGAGGTAACCGAAGAGGGTGTAACAACCATGCAGTTTACAAACGGAACAGCCGCAGTAGTAAACATTGGTAAGGTTGTTGAGATACCTGGGACTTACGGTCCTGATGGTCACGAGATAACACCACCAGTTTATTACCCAGGGTGGGCGTATGATGTAATGTCTAGCGACCTACTTGATTTTGGAACATACGAAGTATTCCCAGGGGATGTAGCAGCACATAGTTTTATGGGTTGGCCAAGAGGCGCAGAAGTACCTCCGGAGCCTATAGATTAAAAAAATAGGTAGTTTTTCAAAAAAGCGTGTGATTATATAATAAAATCAAATCTTATGAAAAATTTATTTATTACACTATGTTTAGTTTTAACGTCATTTACATTAACAGCTCAAGAAGCGTATAACGGAATGTGGCTGAATGAAGAATCCACTTATGTTAAAACAATAATAGCTAGCGAGTACAAAGTCCTACAGGTTTTTAACACCAGCTTTGATGAGCTTAGGGTTATAACAGAAACTATTGTTAGCCAAGGCACAAAGGGGTTTGTTACAAAGTTGCATAACGAGCAGAACGGCTACACAGTTACAATAGCATACCGCATACAAAAAGACGGAACAATATTATCTAGCTATCATGGCGATTTAAACAATGAATACATAATAACAAAATTATACTAAAACAAAAAAAATGGCATACAAACAAGAATTTGGAAGAGCACCAGTTACAAATAAAATGGTAGATGAAATTACAAGCGGTTACAAAAACGGGGGCGACAAGGATAAGCCAGCTCCTAAAGTTGTTAGCGTGCCAACTTCTGACGGCTACAACATAGACGTGAACGAAAATTCCGCAATGCACAAGCAATTTAAAGAAATGGGATCAGTGATTCAAAACCAGCGAGCTATAACCGTAAATGAAAAAACCGACCCTCGCACATCAAAAATATCTGAGGCGGATAAAAAGGCAAGAATAAAAGCATTAAGCACCAGAAACCAAATGAAGGATCCTAATTCAGGTAATTAACAATTAACAATTAACAATTAAATTAAATCAAATGAGTAAAGTAAAAGAAATGAAACCAGAGGTAAACGCTATTACAGCAGAGGAATTAAATAACATTAAAGAACTTCAAGGGGAACTACAATCGTATCTAGCTAACATAGGCGTACTGGAGGTTCAAAAGGCTAAAGCTATATACCAAGTCAATGTACTTGAAAAGGGTATGGATGAAGCTAAGAAAGACATTGAGGCTAAGTACGGGCCAATTAATATTAACCTTGTAGATGGAACTTTTGAAGAAATTGTACCAGAAGCAGTTGTAGAGTAATATTATGGATAGTATTATAAGAAAGATTAGTATCGGGGCTGACTATAAAAACGAAGCAATGCATTACTCTGTTAAACAGACAGTTTACGGCGGTCACGAGATCTCTCACATACTATTTGAAGAGTCTGATAATTCTTATAATATATTTATAAAAAAGGTAGACGAGATAATGCCATGGAAGAAATTCAATTCAAACATGGCAATATCCGTTGAATATGACTTAGAATATTAATGCGGAGTGTATATGACTTTATCATAAAGCCGGTAGGCAAAAGGTATGATAACGAGGTAAAGGTTGGAGAGCATACCCTTATAACAAACAGCTCTATAGAAAGCTTTAAGCATGTTAACAATATTGCTGAGGTAGTTGAAACGCCAGTTGCATTTGCAACTCCTATAAGGAAGGGTGATTTAATTATGGTACACCACAATGTATTCAGGGTATTTTACGACATGAAAGGAATCAAAAAGAACAGTAGGTCTTTCTTAAAAGACGACTTATTTTTTTGTGCGGTTGATCAAGTGTATTTGTATAAAAGAACGGGTACTTGGAAATCATTCGGAGATAGATGCTTTGTTGCACCTGTCAAGAATAAAGACCTTTTAAGCACAGATAAAGTGGCTGATCTTATTGGTATACTTAAAATAGGTAATAGCTCCTTAGAGGAGTCTGGAATCAATCCAGGAGACATAGTTGGGTTCACACCAAATAGCGAATGGGAATTTGTTGTAGACAATCAAATTATGTATTGTATGAAATCAAATGATATTGTTATAAAGTATGGACTCGATAGAAACGAAGAAGAATATAATAGCCGCTGGGCGACTAGCGATTGAAGAATTAGTAAAGGTAGCAAAAGAAAAGATCGTTGACTCAGAAGAGGATATCTCAGCTGACAGACTTAAAAATGCTGCCGCTACTAAAAAGTTATGTATATTTGACGCCTTTGAAATTCTTACAAGAATTCAAGAAGAAGAAAGTATGATAAACGAATCGTCAAGCGCTTCAACTAAACCCGCCTTTAAAGGGTTTGCAGAATCGAGATCTAAATCTAAATAATGGCATATCAACAGGAATTATACCGGATAGCCAAAGACTACGTTAAGCCGCAAGCAATTAAGAAAAAGAATCGCTACGCTAAATGGGAGTATGGTTACGACAAGGAATACGATCTTGTTGTAATAAGTAGAACAGGTAAGATAGGAGATATATATGTTATTGGTGATTTACATATCGCATTACCTTTGCTAGAGGATAAACTTAGTAAAGGAATTAATAAGTGGGCACCAAAAGAATACCCAAAAGAATTAAGTAAAATTAAAAGCGAAGCGGATTGGGAAAAGTATCCGACTGCATTTAAAGAGAAGTGGTATGGATATATTGACACAGAGTTTAACAGGCGTGAAGAAGGTTTTTGGTTTATTAACAAAGACAAGCCTACTTATATTACTGGTACTCATTACATGTACCTGCAGTGGTCCAAGATTGACGTTGGGCACCCAGACTTTAGAGAATCAAACAGATTGTTCTATCTTTTTTGGGAAGCTTGCAAAGCAGACAGAAGAAGCTATGGCATGTGCTACCTTAAGAACAGAAGATCGGGCTTTTCTTTCATGGCCTCAGGAGAGACCGTTAACCAAGGCACAATATCTACGGATGCTAGATTTGGCATACTGTCCAAGTCTGGACCCGATGCAAAGAAGATGTTTACAGACAAAGTTGTTCCGATATCGGTTAACTATCCATTCTTCTTTAAACCAATACAGGACGGAATGGACCGCCCGAAAACAGAGCTTGCATACAGAGTACCGGCCTCAAAGCTTACAAGGAGGAAACTCGATTCAAACGAGAAACTCCAGGAAATTACAGGTCTCGACACAACGATCGACTGGAAAAACACCGGGGACAACTCTTACGATGGAGAAAAACTAAAGCTATTAGTACACGACGAAAGCGGTAAGTGGGAAAGGCCTACTAACATTCTTAACAACTGGCGAGTTACAAAAACTTGTTTAAGATTAGGTAGCCGTATTATCGGGAAGTGTATGATGGGCTCAACCTCAAATGCATTAGACAAGGGGGGTAAAAACTTTAAAAAATTATATAACGATTCAGACGTTACAAAAAGAAATAAGAATGGGCAAACAAAAAGCGGGTTGTATAAGCTTTTTATACCGATGGAGTGGAATTATGAAGGATTCATTGATGAACACGGTTGGCCGGTTTTTGACGTACCTAAGAAAGATATTCTTGGTCCTCAAGGTGACATTATTGATGAGGGTGTCATTAATCATTGGGAAAATGAAGTTGAAGGATTAAAAGACGATCCTGATGCATTGAACGAATACTATCGTCAATTTCCAAGAACAGAACAACATGCTTTTAGAGATGAGTCTAAGCAATCGTTATTTAACTTGACTAAGATCTACCAACAGATAGATTATAACGACGAGTTAAAAAACAATACAATGGTTACGAAAGGAAACTTTCAATGGGAACACGGTATTAAAGATACAAAAGTAATGTTCTATCCGAACAAAGACGGTAGATTTTATATTACTTGGGTTCCTAATCAAGAACAACAAAATAACATAATAATAAAGAATGGTATCAAGTACCCTGGAAACGAACATATTGGAGCTTTTGGTTGTGACAGTTACGATATTAGTGGTGTTGTTGGTGGTGGAGGTTCTAACGGAGCGCTTCATGGATTAACTAAGTTTTCAATGGAAGACGCACCTCCTAATCATTTCTTTTTGGAATACATAGCTAGACCATCAACCGCTGAAATGTTTTTTGAAGACGTATTAATGGCTATGGTGTTTTACGGAATGCCAATATTATGTGAAAATAACAAGCCTAGATTGCTTTACTATTTAAAGCGTCGAGGATACAGAGGTTTCAGTATTAATAGACCAGATAGATCTTACAACAAGCTATCTGTGTCAGAGCGGGAAGTAGGCGGTATACCTAACTCAAGTGAAGATATTAAACAAGCACACGCCTCAGCAATTGAAACTTATATAGAAGATTTTGTTGGTCAAACAAAAGAAGGGTACGGTGATGTTTATTTGCAAAGAACATTAGAAGACTGGGCCAAGTTTGATATAAACAACAGAACAAAGCATGATGCATCAATAAGCTCCGGCTTAGCTTTAATGGCATGCAACAAGCACAGGTATAGCCCCAAGGGCGCTATAGTAACAAAAAAATATTCCTTAGGGTTTAAGAAATACGACAACAAAGGAACCACCTCAAAAATAATGCAATAGATGAATGTAAGTACAAATACTAATAGTCCATTTCCTGATCAGGTAGTAAGTGATGCTGAAAAAGCAACGCTAGAATACGGATTACAGGTTTCTCGTGCTATTGAGCAAGAGTGGTTTAATTACGGGGGAGCAGGTTCGAATAGATACGCATCAAACTGGAATAACTTTCATAACCTTAGATTATATGCTAGGGGTGAGCAAAGTGTACAGAAGTACAAAGATGAATTAGCTATTAATGGCGATCTATCTTATTTGAATTTAGATTGGAAGCCAGTTCCGATACTTTCAAAGTTTTCAAATATAGTAGCTAACGGTATTACCCAAAAGCAATACGACATAACGGCGTACTCGCAGGATCCTGAGTCGCTAAAAGCTAGAACGGATTATGCGGAAAACCTTCTTTTTGACATGATGACAAGAGAGGCTAGAGCAGAGGCCAGCGCGGTTATACCCATGGACCTCAGTCGTTCAGGTATTCCTGATGGGGAGCTGCCGGAATCTACCGAAGAAAGGGATTTACACATGCAGCTTAAATACAAGCCTGCTATAGAAATAGCGGAGGAAGAAGCTATTAACACTGTGTTAGCAACTAATGAGTATCATCTAACGAGATCTAGGGTAAATCAAGATTTAGTTAATATCGGAATAGGTATAACTAAAACATCGTTCAACCCGGCAGAAGGCATAGTTGTTGATTACGTAGACCCTGCTTATTGCGTATGGTCTTATACAGAGGACCCAAACTTTGATGATATATATTACGTAGGGGAGGTTAAATCTATAACCATACCTGAACTTAAAAAAGAATTTCCTTACATATCTGATGAGGAATTAGAAAGAATTCAAAAATCACCAGGCAATCGTAGAATGATACGGGGCTTTGAAAACTATGATTACAATACTGTTCAGGTATTATACTTCGAGTACAAAACTTATACGGATCAGGTATTTAAAATAAAAAAGACAGACAATGGTCTTGAAAAGGCTATTGAAAAAACAAACGAATTTGATCCGCCACCAAATGATAATTTTGAAAGGGTAGCTAGATCAATTGAAGTATTGTATCAAGGCGCCAAAATAGTAGGCACGGACATGATGTTAGAATGGAAGCTAGCTGAAAACATGACTCGCCCAATGGCGGACACTACAAGAGTAGAAATGAGTTACTCTATAGCTGCGCCTAGAATGTACAAAGGAGTAATACAGTCTCTTATAAGCAAGTGTATTGGGTTTGCTGACGTAATACAATTAACACATTTAAAAATACAGCAGGTGCTATCTAGAATGGTTCCTGATGGGATATTTTTAGATATTGATGGCTTAGCAGAGGTTGATTTAGGTAACGGTACAAATTATAATCCAGCGGAAGCATTAAACATGTATTTTCAAACGGGTTCAGTTGTTGGTAGATCAATGACGCAAGACGGGGATATGAACAGAGGCAAGGTTCCTATACAAGAATTATCAAGCTCTTCCGGTATATCTAAAATACAATCCTTAATTACTGCATACAACTATAATATGCAGATGATTAGAGACGTTACTGGATTAAATGAAGCCAGAGACGGGGCTATGCCAGATCCTAACGCTTTAGTTGACTTGCAAAAAATGGCAGCCAACGCTTCTAATGTTGCTACTAAGCACATACAGGATGCCAGTATACAATTAACGCTGAGCACCTGCGAAAACATTTCGCTTAAAATAGCTGACGTGCTAAGCTTCCCCCTCACTAAAAATTCTTTAATGAATAGCGTATCCACTTTTAATGTGGAAACTTTGAAAGAAATTGAAAGCCTTAACCTGCATGACTTTGGTATATTTTTAGAAATAGAACCAGACGATGAAGAAAAAGCAGAATTGCAAAAAAATATACAAATAGCTTTGCAAACAAAAGAAATTGATATAGAGGATTCAATTGATCTTAATACCATAAAAAACCTTAAGCTAGCTAATCAAATGCTAAAGCTCAAGCGCAAAAAGAAACAGGAAAGAGAGCAAGCGCTAGTTCAGCAAAATATACAAGCGCAAGCCCAGGCAAACGCAGAAGCATCTGAAAGAGCTGCAATGGCTGAGGTGCAAAAGCAACAAGCAATGACTGCTGAGAAGGTAGCAATTGAGCAAGCTAAATCAAACTTTGAAATGCAAAGAATGCAGACCGAAGCACAGATTAAAAAAGAGTTGATGGCAACAGAGTTCCAATACAACTTAAAGCTTGCGCAGATGAAGTCTCAAGAAATAAAAGCTAAAGACGCACAAATAGAAGATCGCAAAGATAAAAGAATTGAAAAAGAAGGATCGCAACAAAGCCAGCTAATAGAGCAAAGGCAAACACAGGGATTACCAAAAGACTTCGAGTCTGCCGGCAATGATAACCTAGGCGGATTTGATTTATCTCAGTTCAACCCGCAATAAGTACCTATTTAATAATTATATAATATCATATCATGAGTGAAAAAACAGAGGGAACTTTTAAAATTAAAAGTAAACCAAAACTTACAGAGCAGCAGCTAGCCGCTAAAAACAAGGAGCCGTTAATAGATGTTCCAAGTAATGTAACAAAAGTAGTAATACCTAAAGAGGATATAACAGTTGTGGATCCGCTTTTAGAAGGAGCAGGAGAAGGAGACGGAGTTATAAAAGAAATAGTTGACGATAAGTCTATTGAGCCGGCTAAACCAGCAGAGGCACCCGCTGTGCCAGTCGCACCAGCTGTGGAGTTGCCAGAAAACGTTACAAAGCTAGTTGATTTTATGCGTGAAACCGGGGGAACCATGCAGGATTACATGCGATTAAATACTAACTACGACGATGTGGATCGTGACGTATTGGTAAAAGAATATTACAAAAACACTAAGTCCCACTTAAGCGCAGAAGAAATCGAATTTATGATCGAGGACAACTTTGCATTTGACGAAGACCTAGACGAGGAGCGAGATATCCGTAGAAAAAAACTCGCGTATAAAGAAGAGGTTGCAAAAGCCCGTACGTTTTTAAATGAGACCAAGGATAAGTACTATGACGAAATCAAGTTGAATTCGCCAACGCTTACTGAGGACCAAGCTAAAGCATCGGACTTTTTTAATCGATATAAAGAGGACCAGGAAAGAAACGTCGCTAACCACGATAAGTTTAAAGCCAAGACTAATGAGTTACTTAATGAAAATTTCGAAGGTTTCGATTTTACATTGGGTGATAAAAAATTTAGATATGGCGTACAAAACCCATCGCAGGTAGCAGAAAAACAATCAGACATCAGTAATTTTATAGGAAAGTTCCTTGGAAAAGATGGTACGATTGAGGATACCGCAGGGTATCACAAAGCATTGTATGCAGGTGCAAATGCCGATAAAATGGCAAATCACTTTTACGAGCAGGGTAAAGCCGATGCTATTAGAGATGTTGTAAACAAATCTAATAACCCTTCAAGTGGAGCAAGAAAAGCTGCGCCTATGGACGGAGCCAAGTTTGGAGCATACAAAGTGAAATCAGTTTCTGGAGCGGACTCATCAAAATTAAAAATTAAAAAGTTTAACAACTAATAATTATGAGTTTATTACCACAGTTTGGGAGTTTAGTCCCATCACAAACGCCGCAATTACTTGCGACAAATTACTTACAATGGAACAACAATGGCGGAGGAGCCGTTCCAGCAAATTTCGCTGACTTTGCGCAGCAGTATTTACCAGAAATCTACGAAGCAGAAGTAGAGCGTTATGGAAACAGAACGTTATCTGGATTTTTAAAAATGGTTGGCGCTGAAATGCCAATGACATCTGATCAAGTTATTTGGTCTGAACAAAACCGTTTACATATTTCTTATGCAGGAGTGTCTCAAGCAAATGGCGCGGGAACATTATCTGTTATTACGGTAAACCCAGGGGCAGTTGCAGGAGTACAAAATGTAATTTCTGTAAATGACACGGTTGTTGTTTTAGATCCAGCTACTGGATTAGAGGCTAAAGGTATTGTTACAGCTTCTGTACTAGGTGCAGCTGGAACAATTACTATTCAACCTTTTGCGGGCACTACTTTAACTGCTCAAGGCTTTGCCGCGACAGGATTAAAAGTATTCGTTTACGGATCTGATTATTCTAAAGGAACAACTATTGCTGCTGTTGGAGCAGGTAACTCTGCTGTGAGAAACAGTATAGATCCTGTACTAACGCAATTTTCAAACTCACCAATCATTATTAGAGATCAGTATGTTGTATCTGGATCAGACACTGCGCAGATCGGATGGGTGAATGTAGCAACTGAAGACGGAACGGATGGATACCTATGGTACCTAAAAGCTGAGTCTGAAACACGTTTACGTTTTGAAGATTACTTAGAAATGGCAATGGTAGAAGGAGAATTAAATGCATCTGCTTTAAATCCATTAACACAACCAGGAACAGAAGGTATGTTTGCTGCGATCCAATCAAGAGGAAACGTAGAAACTGGATTCACTGCTGCTCAAGGACTAACTGAATTTGATAACATTCTTAAGAACCTTGATACTCAGGGAGCTATTGAAGAGAACATGCTGTTCTTACAACGTCAAACTTCTCTAGACTTTGATGATATGCTAGCTGCTATTTCTAGTGGACCTGCAGGTGGAGTTGCTTACGGGCTGTTTGAGAATTCTCAAGACATGGCCTTGAACTTAGGATTCAGCGGATTCCGCAGAGGATCTTATGACTTTTACAAAACAGATTGGAAATACTTAAACGATGCATCCACTCGTGGAGCAATCAATGGAGTTAACTCAATCGAAGGTGTATTAGTACCAGCTGGAACTTCAACTGTTTACGATCAAGTATTAGGAACAAATATCAGACGTCCATTCTGTCACGTACGATATAGAGCTTCTCAAACTGATGACCGTAGAATGAAGTCTTGGTTAACTGGATCTGTTGGCGGAGCAAGTAACTCAACTCTTGATGCAATGGAAGTAAACTTCCTATCTGAAAGATGTTTGATTACTCAAGCTGCTAACAACTTTGTACTATTCAGAGGAATCTAAGGATTCAAATTATGTAAAGATGAGGGTGCCTTCGGGCACTCTTACCTTTATTTTTAAACTATTAAATTATATTATATTATGGCAAATAAAAAACCAGTAGCTAAGAAGGCTACAAAAGAAGTAGAAGTTGTAGAACAAGTAGTTGTACCAACTGAAACAATAGAAAAAAAGGTTACACCAGTTAAAGAAGAACTGGAACCAGCTAAACCAGAGTGGGAAATTAAA